ATCAAAATAATCATATAAATCTTCCGATTCTTTCAATAATTTAACAGCAGGCATTTCATTATATTTTTTTACTGTTAGATAATTATATGCATAGTTATAATAATCACCTGATTTGTCAAAAACTTTTTGTTGTCTTGTATCTTTCATAATATCATCAATATCTAATTTCATAATATATTCATTTGGCACAAATTTTGTTAATACTCCTTTTATAATTAATGTTTTTATTATTACTTCTGGTATATACTTAACCAATATTTTATAATATATTGTATTATCAATACCTTTTTTTGCATCATACCATAACGAAACATCAACATATTTTCTATTTAGTCGTTTTAGTATTTCTTTTTTATTTTCAAAACTCAACATTTGCCAATGTTTTGCATAATATACGTTTTTTTCATTGGGACTGCTTGCTTTTTTTTCAATGCAAATTTGATCAATTAACATGTATATATCATACACATATTCTGCATTACTATTATCTCCAAATTCATTTTTTAAATAATAACTGCCAAAATATGTTTTTCTAAGAATTTCAAAATATTTAACTATTAACTGATAAACATATTTGCAATCCAACGATTTTGCCGATTCATTTAATTCATCTTCGGTCATTTTTTCAAAAAAAATATATCCAGACAATTTTGCAAGTTCTTTTATTTTTTTATCGGAATTTATTTTTGTAATAATAACCGCAATTATTTTTCTTAATTCATCGTGTTTTAATAATAAAGTTCCATCACTTCCATTAATATCATCTTTTGTATTCAATGCCTTTACAAAACCGTCCCATATATTTATCCACCCGTTTTTTTCTTTATCATTAAGATTTAACCATGATTTATTACTAAATACATGTTCAACATCATCAATAAAATTAAATAATATATATATTAAACTTCGTCTAAATTTATACAGCACATATGGTTTTAATAACCACATAATTTTTTTACCATTTTCATAAATGTCATTTCTTAAAACATTATAAATATCATCCATTGCAATTCCCGTCCACTCAGCATTTATTTTATTATAATTTGTATCAACATCAATAAAATAATTAATATCAATATCTTGAATTGATTGTCTTGCAAAACACGAGTTCAATTTATTATAAATAGTTGTTTCTTGAAAATTATTAACAGTATATGGTATTATATCGATCCAATTAACATGCATTTTATTTGACATTATTTTTAATGTTTCAATTAACAATAAATAATTATGTTTTAAATGTTCATAACTAAATTTAATTTCTGTATATTCTGAGTTATTTCTGTTACATCTTCCATATTGCAAATTTGTGAATTTATATTTTGGTTCTTTTATATTTATATCAATATCTTCATATTTATCAATATACATTTGTTCAAATGATGTAATTTCATGTTTATTTGTCAAATATGGTAATAAATGTGTTATTAACCATTTTACATCCCTAAAATCATTTTGTCTTATTTGCACTTCAAATATATCTGTATCATCAAAATTAAATAATATAAATATTGATTTTAATAAATTAATAATATATTTGCTTAATAAATCACAATCATTTGAATTTAATAATTTAAACTGGCTGGGTATAATTATGTCTCGTATTTCTTTTTTTATTGCAGGACTTAATATTGATGACATTTAATATATATTAGTAGTTAATATAAAATTTAATTAAAATTTTATATTGTGTCAGATTTATGTCATTGCTAGTTCATGTCATTAAAAATTTATACCATAAAAATATTATTAATTTTTTAAATTGTATTCAAAAAATTAATAATATTTTTAATAGCAATTTTACCATTGTATCCAAAAAATTAATAATATTTTTAATAGCAATTTTACCATTGTATTAAAAATATTATTAATTTTTTAAATTGTATCCAAAAAATTAATAATATTTTTAATAGCAATTTTACCATTGTATTTATAAATATCATTATTTATTAAACATATTAATGATGTTGATTTAACATTAAATATATCAATGAGTTTTTTATATTTTGGAACTTCGATATTAACTGTTAGAAAATTATATTTTGATCTATATATTTCCTTCAATTTAAACCATTTTTCTAAAAAAAAAATAGATATTTCACATTCAACTTTATAAAATAAAATAAGAGTTTTTTTTGTAATATCTATTTTGCTTTCCACATGATTTTTTTGATTTAATCTGTTTATTATCAATTCATTTAATTTTATTATTTTTTTTAATAAATTATAAATATCTTCTAAATCCAATTCTTTTAATTGTACTAACATGCCAAAATCATATATATCATTTTTAATATATTCATGTAATTCTGACAATTTGCAATAATTTCTTGATTTAATATTATCATCAAATGAAATTGAATTTAATATTATTTCGTTAATAATTTTATTCATTTTTATCAATATATAAATTATATATTTAATATTATAATATGGAAAATAAAAAAGAAATAGAAATTGAAAATGAAAAATATAAACACACATATATATGTAATGAAAAATCATATTATATAACAAATCCTGTTTATTTAAAAAAATATAATAATCCCAACATTAAAAATATACGTTCAACCGAAATTACATATGACAATTTGAATCAATATTTTGAAGAATGTGATGATCCTGTTAAAAATGACGATATATATAATCTTGATGACGATATTAAATATTTTTTAGCACCATTATTAACACCGTCTGACAAAGTATTTTGTGAATCTTTATATAATATAAAATCTTTAGATGATGCTTTGAATTACATCGAAAATAAAACTGATTTATGTTTTTATACACAACTACGAATTATTAAAATGTCTTTTCAGGTTTATGGCAAAAAATTAAAAATAATTGATGAACGTTTTACATTGTTCATATACAAGTTTATACAGAAATATCATTTAGCTAAAATATATAAAAAAATAGGCCCATATATAACGGTTGTCGACAATAAAATAAAATTTATTGATCAATCTTTAAATACACTAAAAAAACATGACTATAATGTTGAAAGAATTAATTTTTTGCTTGAAACATTGATGACAATTGATAAACTGACAATATTTATTCATAAATATATTACACAACAAACAGAATGGGATTCACATGATGATCAAATTGAAAATATGATAAACGAATTAATTGTTTATCTAAAAAACATAATAAAAATATCAATTAAATAATAAATATAATAATATTAAATATTTTATAATATTATTATATATAATATGAGACGACGTTATAAAAAATATCATAGATCATCAACACCACCAATGATTCCTTCATTTAATATGTTTTCTACACCACCACTATCCCCGACATTATCAATATCATCTCTTTCTATGTCATCTTTATCATCTTTTTCATTATCTCCAACATCGGAAATAACTATTGAAATAGAAAAAAAACCTGCCGTATCTGGAACTTCAATATCAATTCCAGCAAATGCATTAATTAAAAGTACTCCATATGAATTAACCGTTATTCCTCAACCACTTTATCCGTTAGTGTCTGTAGATGTTGATACCGGAATGAACGGAAATTATACAGCACAAAAACAAATGGTTGAATATTTTCTTTATAAAACACTTGATAAATGGTTATGGAATGATAAGTTAAATCATTTATTAAAATATTTTGTTGTGAAAGATGAACGTGTTATTATGTTGGATTCAATGGAAGATGTTAAAAAAAATAAAATTAATGAAGATGGTAAACATAATACTAAATTAAAAATTAAATATATTAACAGAAATTATTTGACTGAATATGACATGAAAATGTTGTTATTAAAAATAACAGACAGAACTTATATTAATTGGTATGAATTAACCGAAAATGAAAGACATGTTGTTAAATGTATTGATAAAATGTTATCAAAAAAATTTAAAAAAATAATTAGAAAAGAAGAATAATAATATTATAAAATAAAAATTATTTTATAATATTTAAAAAATAAACATGACATAATATTAATGTCTGTTTGTGCCGAATATTTTGAAATTCACAAAAAATATGAAACAATATATGGTAAAAATAAATCTATTGTTGTCATTCAATTGGGTGGTTTTTATGAAATATATGGAACCGATGATATTGGTCCCGATTTAAAAGAAATTGCTAAAATTATTGGATTAACCATAACAAAAAAAGATAAAAAAAGATGTCCTAAAGTATCGACAACATCACCATACATGATGGGATTTCCATTAAATTCTCTAATTAAATTTTCTGAAATGTTGATGGATAATAATTATGTTGTTATTGTTGTTGATCAAGTGTTTAATCAAAAAAAAGACCCTAAAGAAAATATAGACAGAAAAATAACAAATATTTATTCAAAAGGTATTTATATTGAAAATGTAAATAAAAGAGATGGTAATTATATTATTTGTATTTATTTATCATTAGATCCACAAAAAGATCATGACGGATTATTTTCTGTTGGTTTAACAGCATCTGATGTATCAACAGGTAAATTATATATACATGAAGCATGTTCAACTGTATATGATTGTAATTTTGCATTGGATGAAACAGACAGATTTGTTAGTAGTTTAAATCCAAGTGAAATTTTAATATATTACATTGACAATACAAAAAATAAAACAAATAATAAAAAGAACCAAGATTATATATTTAATTATTTGAAATTAAGTGAAAATGATTGTAGATTTTATAACACATTTGATAATAAATATACTAAATCACTTTTTCAAAATGAATTGTTAAATAGAATATATCCAATAAGTAAATCATCGATTTCACCAATTGAAAAATTAAATTTGGAAAAAAATATTTACTGTTTAACATCAATAACATTATTATTTGATTTTATTTATGACAAAAATCCTGTTTTGTTATCAAAAATAGATAAACCAGTATTTTATATTAACACAAAACATTTAGTTTTGGGAAATAATGCAATATCACAATTGGATATTCTGCCAAATTCTGATATATTGAACAAATGCAAATTCAAAAGTTTATTTAATGTTGTTAATAATACATCAACAGCAATTGGCGAAAGATTTTTAAAAACAAGATTATTATCTCCATTAATTTCTCCAGATGAATTAAATGTTATTTATGAATTAACAGACAAAATGATTAAAAATAAATTTTATGATCATGTCGAAAATTATTTGGATACAATACATGATGTTGAACGATTAGAAAGAAAAATAAAATTGAAAATATTAAAACCATATGAATTAATTAATTTTTATGAAAGTTACAAACAAATTTTAAATTTAATAATTGAATTGCAAAATAAAAATATTAATATTTATATTCCCGATAAAAAAATTGTAAAATTATGCAAGTCATTTGTATCAGAGTTTGAAGAATTATTTAATATTGATGAATTAAAAAAATATTCATTAACTGAATTTGAAACAAACATTTTTAAAACAAATATTTATCCTGATATTGATATTTGTGCAAAACATGTTGATTCATCAAATACATTTATTGAAGACACAAGAGTTGTTTTAAATAAATTAATGTCTGATGAAATAAAAAAATCCCAAAAAAATAATAAAGGCAATAAAAAAAAAGATGATGACGACACACAATATATTGCAACTGAAACAGCCAAAGTAAAAAAATCAAAAGACACATTTTCATATTTTACATTAACAGAATTAAAATGTGAAACATTGGAAAAAGTATTGTCAAATAATCCTAAAATTTATATTGGTGATATTAAAATTAAAACAAATAAATTTACTTTTGATAAAAAATGTAAAAAAATTAAAGTGATGTTTCCATTTGATAAATATATTGATGATTTTGATACATTGAAATCAAATTTACAACAATTAAATAAAAAATATTATTCAATTTATTTAAATGATGTTGTTTCCAAATATTCAGAATTATTTACATCAATAAATTTATTTATTGCAAATATTGATTTTGTCAAGTCATGTGCAAAAACAGCCTCAAAATATAATTATGTTAAACCTATAATATCAGATGCATCTAATAGTTTTGTTAAAGTATCTAAAATGAGACATCCAATTATTGAACGAATTATTGATTATGAATATATTCCTCATGATATTGAATTAGGTAATTCATTAAAAGGTTTATTGATATTTGGACAAAATGGCGTTGGAAAAAGTAGTTTAATGAAATCATTAGGATTATTAATTATTATGGCACAATCCGGATTGTTTGTACCAGCAAACTCATTTGAATTTTCGCCATATCATTCATTATTTACAAGAATAACAGGAAATGATAATATATTTAGGGGATTGTCATCATACGCTTTAGAAATGGTTGAATTAAATGCAATTTTAAAAAGAGCTGATGAAAAAACATTAATTATTGGAGATGAAATTTGTCGGGGTACAGAACATATATCGGGTAATTCAATTGTTGCATCGGCAATTATATATTTTTCTAAAATTTCATCATCATTTATATTTGCAACACATTTACATGAAATTATGCAATTGAAAGAAATAAATGAACTTAAAACGGTTAAAGCAGTTCATTTACATGTTGAATATGATGAAAAAACAAAATCATTAATTTATGATAGAGAAATGAGGGATGGTTCTGGAGAGAATATTTATGGTATAACATTTGCAAGATATATTATTCAAAATGGCGAATTTATTGATAAAGCATTAGAAATAAAAAATATATTGACAGAATCACATACAAGTTTAATATCAGGAAAAAAGTCAAAATATAATTCTGATTTATTGATTTATGAATGTAATATTTGTGGTTCAAAAGATAAAACAACTGTTTCAAATTTAGAAACTCATCATATTAATTTTCAAAAAGATTGTGAAAATGGTTTTGTTAAAAATAAAAAACATATTAAAAAAAATCAAAAATCAAATTTAATTGTTTTATGTAATGAATGTCATGATAAAATACATGCAGGTAAAATGATATTAGACAAATATGTTTTAACATCAAGTGGTAAATCAATTGTTATAAAAAATTTATAATAATTAATTTTTAATTGATTTATAATAAAATAATAAATATTATAATATTTATTATTTTATTTTGATTTTAATATGTCATTTCACACATATTTTTATATCCGACAACATCACTTTTCAATTGGTCAATAAAAGTTAGTTGTTGGTCTGTAAAAACTATTTTTAAATTGTTACGGAAAATATATAATTTCTGTATTTCTGCAATAAATTCATTGTACCATGCAACTGCACTGACGGTCCAAGGACGTACAGATGCAGTAAAATAATTTTTTCGTGTTTTTAATTCTTCTAGACAAATATTAATTTTGTCAGGATGTCCGATCATATATTCAGCAATTTGCGATGTGTTCAGTTGGAAAACAGTGAATGATGCCATGATGTATGAATATTATAATAATGTATATAATGTATTTTCAATATATTTGGTATATCAATTTTTTATATATAAAAATAATACAATATTATATATATTATGGACATTGAATATTTAGTGGAAATATATAACCAATTGTATGATCATATGTTAAATAATAAAATGGACAAAAAAACATTATTTGAAATTTGTTACTTTATGGAAAACATAAAAAAAATAATTGATAAATGTGACAATTTGGCTGCCGAAATAAATGATATAAAAATTAATTATTCAATAATTAAATCTAAATTATAAAATAATGATTTATTTTATAATTATTTGATTTTAAATAAAATGTGACGATTCATCTGATTCAAAAGGAATGTTGTCAGAATGAGCAAAAACGTCTTGTTTTATTTTATTTCATAACGTTTCATCCGCTTTGACCAAATGTTTTATTCCATACTTCCATGAATTTACCTTCACCTGCATCACGATCATATAATCGATAATCAATTACATCACGTCGAAAATCAATTTTAATTGCACGGCCTCTAAAATAATCAATTGGCCAATCCTTTTTGATTTCCAAAAGTGATTCTTCTAATGAAATAAGATTATGATTTTCATGAGGTCGTGTCATAACATAAATATAAACCGGTTTTGTTGCAATGGCCAATTCTCGTAATAACAAAGCTTTATTATCCAGAGTTAAAGTTGAAATGTCGATAAGTGTATGTGATTCTTCTGACATTGTGTATTGATTTGTTATTGTTATTGTTATGATTATTTTATTTAATCAAATAGTTCATTATTTCAATTTTTTTATTAATGTTGTACTGAATTGTTATTGTCTGATACTTCATTTAAATCAATTGCAATATCCGTATCACTATGATCAATCTGACAAACATATTGTCCTGTCCACTGGATTTCTTCATGATCAATATTTTCAAAAAATATTGAATCATCTTGATCATGATATATAATTTCTTCATCACCATTATTCATGTTTTCAGTAAATATTGAATCATCTTGTTCATGATATATACCATGTGCATCTATCCATGTAACAGTAGAACCATATATATTATTGCTTGCTATAGCATTTTGTATCATAATATTTATGTTATTTATTTCTTCTTCTGACATTTTAATATATATTAAACAATATATATTAAAAACATAATTTTAACACATTAAATATCACATTCCTCAAAAATAATTACAATCCAACAAATTTCGTTATCATCATCATCAATGAATTTATATTTAATTTTTATGTTTTCAGTAACAAATCGTTTTAAATAATCAACATATAAACTAATAAAATTATTATTACTATCATTATTATATTTTTGTTCTGTTGTATTATAAATAACTCTTTGATTTGTTTTGCAGTCAAATCGACTTTCATTAATTAACCATTCAGAATCTTCAATATCATATCCACCAATAACATTTTGAAATTTTTTTATATTTGTTATTGCAAATACAATTAAATCATCTATTTTATCAAATTTTATTTCGGGTTTATAATTTAACAATTCATATTCTGTCAATAATTTAATTGAATGAATTGGTGACATTATTTTCATAATCATTTTTGTCAATTCAAATTCATCCTGCTTTATTTTATCAATATTGTTATAAATGTATGATGCAACATGTTTATCATTGCTTTTAAATTTATTATAAAGATAAATATCTTTTTTCATTTTTTCAATCTGATATGAATTATTCATGTTCATATTTATATTTTTATAATTATGTTTTTGTTTTAAATATATTATAATTATTTTATTGAAAATAATTATAATTAAATATTTAGATCAGGGATATTAATTTCATCAATTTGTCCCATTTCAATATTATATTCAATGTATGATGTTTTTAATTTTTTATTTTTTATGAATTTATCAATGGTTGATTTAATTAATAATATTTCACTATCTGACAATTTTTTTGTTTTAATAAAATGGTCAATTCTTTCATTTTTTTGTTTTGTTGATAATTTGCTCCACGGTTTTTTTAATGTAAATTCGTCAATTTTGCTAAACATATCATCCAATTTTGTTTGAGTTTCTTCTTTATCCATTTTATCTGTGAATTGTAATTTATCTAATTTAATTTTTAATTGATTTTTTCGTTCTTCATCTTCAGTGTATTCAAGTTCAATTGCAAAACGAAAAATTAAGTTTTCTTTAATTATTTCATTTATTTCATTGTCAAACGAACTCATTATATTGTATATATATTCATTATTTTAAATCAATATTTTCCATATTATTTTAATATCAATTTTTAAATATATGGTTATATTAATATATGAATGATGAAATTTTAAATAATGTTACAAATACAAGAATAATTGAAAATATTGATAATAACACACTATTTATATTTATTGTTATTATAATTGTGACAATGTATTATTTTTCACAATTTGATATTAATATAAATATGTTATTTGGTTTTATAGTTAGCATGTTAATTGTGTTGTATTTATATAATGATAACTATGTTGTTAATAAACGAAATGATGAGTTATTAAAGGTTAAAAAATCAAATATTAAACCATCATTAATTCAATCTGTAAAATATGATAATGTCGTTGATTTTATATTTACAATACAGGACTTTTATGAGAACAATCCAATTGCATATCAGTTAATGGTATCACACATTGATTATTTTTTTGAAATATACGAAACAATAAAAGATAATAATGAAAGTGTTTATTTGAAATATGACATGTTAATTAACGAAAAAAAAAACGCAATTAATGCATTACATTCTATTATTTTTTCATTAGCACCAAATACAGACTATGATAATAAACTAAAAAACAGTATGACAAAATTAGATGAAATATTAAATATTTATATTATGGATGCTCAAAATATATATGAAAATGAATTATATAAAAAAAATATAACCCATAAAGTGATAAAATCAATTGATGAACCTGATGCATATAATACATTTATTGATAACAAAAATTTTGATTATGATATTGTGTAAATGGTTATTAATAAATACATTATATGTATTTATCAATAATAAAAAATATTGTTATTAATAAATACATTATATGTATTTATCAATAATAAAAAATATTGATTATGATATTGTGTAATTTTATTACACATTCTGATAACCATATGATTGTGATATATTGTTTAATAATGACGATCTTGCCTCATTCATATCCGCACCTGTTGGTAATTGAATATATTTTAAATCAATTGTTGAATACACTTTATATTTATTTGAATTTATTTTTTTAATAAATGATTTTATAATATGTTCAGGGTATTCTTTTTCAAAAATTTTAACAATAACATCGTGTTCATTAAAAAATATTTTCCTTACAAAATGTAAATTCTTTTTATTTGGAAATTTACATATTTGATAAAATGTGTTAATTTGTTTTGGCGGATTATATGTTAAATCATCTGACATCTTATATATATAAATAATATATATATAAAATATTATTTAATTTACTTTATCGGTGATTTAATAACTTCTTTGACTGGTGATTTAATAACTTCTTTGACCGGTGATTTAACAACTTCCTTAACTGGTTCTTTAGTAGATATTATTTTATTATTATAATGTTTATTGATATAAATATTTCGTGTTTCATTTATTGACTTTGATTCTTTATTAACATTATTCTTATTTTCCGGTTCTAAAAAATAGTCGAATAAAAACAACAATATACCTATTATAAATATTGTTAAACCAATATAAAATAATCTGTGTTGTTTAGTTAATATATTTTTAAAATTTCCATTATTAATATCATTAAAAATTGATATCCAACATCCAAACATATTAATTATTATTTCACTCACGGACAAATCAATAATTTTTTTTTCATCAATGGTGTTATTTAATTTATTTAAATTTTCTTCTTCGATTTTATTATTAATTTTGTTTGCTCTTGAATGTGTTAAATCAAAATTTTTATTAAATGTCTCATTATCAAATTTTAAATTTTGTGATGGTGTTGGTGTTGGTGTTGCCATATAATAAAAAAATTGAAAATAAAATGATTTAATATATTATTATAATATTAAAGATATAATTATAATATATACATATTAAAATATGCTGTACATGAAATGTCCGAATTGTGGTGAAAATTTGGGTAATAAACAAATTATATATGAAACAGAAATTGTTAAAATATGTTCCGATTTAAAATTAGATTACAATTTAGTATCTAAAGGATTGGGAGATATTGGAAAAGAATATAAAAAACGTCGTGCTGACCTGATAAACAAAATTAGCAGAAAAATATGTTGTAAACATTCACTGATTACATTTATTGATTGTGGTGATATTGTTAAATAATTACATATTTGTAATCATTTAAATAAAATTTTAAATAAATTATTATAATTTATTTAAAATTTAATCATCTGACAATATTTTCATAAATTCATCTATTTTTGTTTTATTAAAATCGATGTGATATATAATTAGATTTCCCGATAATAAATTTATAAAATTGATATCAATGATAAAATCTTTTTCTGATAATATATTTTGCAAATTGTAATAACTAATATTACAATACAACATATATAAAATATTTTTTAATGTTATTTCACTACAACAAATATTCCATATAACATTTGTATCGTTTTTATTTTCAATTATATCGATTACACAATGATTTTCAATATGTTTTTCAAATTGTATAATATTAATTGGAATATTTTTTGCATAATATTCAATACTATCTAAAAATGTTGTGTTATTTAATATAATATCTTTAAATTTCTTTCCATTATTATAAATATGAAAATAATGTTGTGTATCAATTGAATATATTGTTATAATTATATTAAATAAATATTTCCTTATTTTTTTTGTATTAAATGTTGATAAATATTTTTGATAATTTTTTTTTATTTTATCACTCATATTTGAAATAAATAATTTATAAAATCCATTATTAACGACAATATGTTCTTCAAATTTAATTTTTCTATCAAAATTATTATTTATAAATTGTCTTATTGTTTCATCAATTTCTGCTTTGTCAAATTCTGACCAATTCATTTTATTTTTTATTATCCATTCTGCAATATTATTTGGAATATTGGTGATTATTTTTTTATTATTTAAAATGTTTTCTATTTCTATAAATTTCTTTTTTGGTAATCCATTAAATAATTGATAATATACAATAAATAAATTCTTAATAAATTTATTAATAAACATATTTGGCACAATATTATTTTTTTCATCCACAACATTAAATATTGTTTTTTTAATTTTTCCATAATTGCAATATTTTGATAACATATTTAAATTTTTTTCATTTAGGTTATCCAGTTTTTTCACAATATTACTTATTGTATTTTTTACAACAAATTCTTTTATTGTTGGATATGTTAATACATTTGTATATATTTTATCAATATTGTATGTATGTTTTGGAATATTTTTAAACCATGGATTTATATTAAAATATATATTATTGTTTATGATGTTGTATTTTGTAAATATGCATAAATTTGTTTTTGCACGAGAACATGCAACATATAATAAATATTGATCATCATTATGTTTTTGGAATGTGAAATGTCTTTTGTTAATTAAACAAATATCTGCATCAACCAATATAACAAATTTCCATTCTAATCCTTTTGATCCCATATATGTCAAAACATTTAAATATCCTGATTTTGCCTTATATTTAATATTACCATTAAAATTGTCTGTTGCCTCTTCATAAAATTGTTTAAATTTTATATTATTTTTATATAATATATTGCTTATAAAACATAGTCCATGTGAATTTTTACCCATTCTCCCTCTGGTTGGTGACAATATAGCAATATCACAAAAATCAATATTTATTTTTTTGGCGTATGTCAATAAGTTTATCAAATTTGTTTCAAATTGTTTTTCTGTTTCATAAAACACAAAAGATGGCTTACATTCACTTTCTCCAATATGTCCCGTAATGTCAATTGACTGAACCGGTCTTAACCATTTTGAAAAAGATATAATTTGATTATTTGATCTAAAATTTTTTGTTAAATAAAATGTTTTTGCATCAAACAATCTTAAATACTTATCACTTGAATTTCTAAATTGATAAATATTTTGATTTGGATCACCAATTAAATTAATATATATTCCCAATTTATTTTTCAATTCCATCAATATATTGTATTGAATTTCATTTAAATCTTGTGCTTCATCGACAAATATTGTTATGATATTATTTAATTTTTTATTTTTTATCAATTCATCTTTACTTTCATTTTGCAAATATTCCATAAATACAAATGATAACAAAGATATATCAACTTCATTATTACAATCAATAATTGATTTTGCAAAACTATCAATAGTTTTTATTTGTTTTAATTCAATCAATGTTTTTTTGTTTTTTTTTATTTTGTTTATAAAATCATCTCTTGTAAATTTTGAAAATGTCAACATTAAAATATTTTCTGTTTTATATTTATTTTTTATTAAATATTCAATCCTTTGAATTATACATGCTGTTTTGCCTGCCCCCGCAACTGCTATTAATTTTGTGTCTGTTTCTTTGTCATATGATATATATAACTGTTGTTCTTCTGTTAATTCCATAAAATATTATATTATTATATATAAAATGTTATACTTTATATATAAAAATATTGCTTTGATATAAAAATTGATATTTGCAATATATTGTATATATAATAATATATAATATAAACAACTATCATATTTATTGAAATGTTGTCAAGATTTAGACGAATTGTACCAATTGTTCCATTTGTTGTAATATTTGATAATAAATACAAAACAGAATCTAAAATTGATTATGGCAAATGTAATTATGATGCATTAAAATTAATTCAAGATAAACCATTAATAGCAACAATTGCAATTAGTAATTCAAACAGCCTAGATAAAATAAAAAGATGTGCTGATATTCAATATATTACAGATCCATCAAATCAATTAAAAACATTGGATGATTTAGCCACATTTATTGGTAAAATATCTAAATATGATGAACAAAAAACAAAAATAAATGAATTGATTATAATAGATTTTTTTAAAAAATTAATTAGTTGGAAGGGAAATGCAGATATATATAATGTTGTGACTCTTAATCATTTACAAAAAGCAATTGAAATATTTCCATCGTTAAAAAATAATAAAGATATTCAAGATTTTTTTGAATGTTTATTATTAGAAAACACATATAGATATAAAATATATTTTCACCATCCAGTATTACAAGAATACATTTACAAGAATGCATTATCATATTGCATTTCCAATAATGATAAAAAAATGTATTATTTACAATATTTGAATTATGAACAATTATTGGAATTAATAAATGAATATATTGACAAATTTACATTTTTTGAAATATTAATGATCACTAATAATTTAAATCGCAATGACATAAGACCGAATCCTGAATTAGATAGTTATGCAAATTATTATTTACAGAAAATGACATCACAAATTGAAAAAAATGAATTTATAAAAACAAATATTGCATATTTAAGTATTGACACATTATTTAATAATATATTAGATTCCAGTATTTTTTTGGATGATTATATACGTAAAAAATGTGCATATAAAATATTAAATTATTCGAATCAAAAATATTGGTTATTAGATTGCAAAATATCATATGACAAAATTAAAAATACAGATGGACAAATTATTTTAATATGTTGGACTCTCCTGAAAAAAAATAAAATAGATTTATTGATAAATTTAATTAATATATATTTTTCGTCAGATAATTCACAACAACATATATATAACATTATCGAACATAAATTAACAGATATTGATGAAAAAATATTAAAAATTTATGAATATATTTATCTTAATTATTCATATGATGAATTTGTTATGTTTGTTGCAAAAACACAAATTATAAGTTCATTTTATTGTAAATATATGTTTATAAATTTGGACAAAACAAATAAATATGCATTATTTATTAAAGATAGAAAGCTAAAATATAAATTTTTATCGACATTTGAATAATTATATATCATTTTTATAAATGATATATAAATGATATATAATTAAAAATTGATATTATTTGAATTTGACTTGTAATTATTATATAAATACATTATGTAATTATTATATTTATACAGGCATGAGTGATGAAATTGATACAACAGTTCAAAAATATATTCAAATTTTAACAGACACATATAAATTTAATAAAATAAAAAAGATTATTGCAGATATACATGAAAAAAATAGTTTTAATAAAAAGAAAATTAAAAAATGTATATGTAAATATGTTATTGTTGTTGACAGTAGCCAAATTAAATTTGATTTAAAATGTAATTCCAAAATTGATTATAAAAAATTAAAAAATATGTTTAAAAAAACAAAAGATAAAACAAAAGACAAAATAGAAGAAATAAATACAGATTTTATGTTCAATAATCTTTGTTTAGATGATGAACCAAAAAAAAATAAAATAATTATTAAAAAAAAGAAAAATGATAAATTAGATGATGATTATATTGATGATGAAACAGAATTTTATGCAAATATTTTAGATGGATTAATGACAATTGAATATCCAGAACAGAAATCTGATGACTGGTTTAGATTGAGAAATGAAAGAGTGACTGCAAGTGATAGTGCATGTATTTTAGGATTAAATCCATATGAACATCAATATAAATTTTTAATAAAGAAGGTATTAAATCCTCCATTTGAAGGGGCAAAAAATACATATCATGGATGTAAATATGAAATGACAGCAACAATGATATATGAATTTAGAAATAATGTGAAAGTTGAAGAATTTGGTTTAGTTGCACATCCGCATTATGATTTTTTGGCAGCCAGTCCTGATGGAATTGTATCAAGATATAAATTAGATGGAATATCAAAAACAAAAATGGTTGGTAGAATGTTAGAAATTAAATGTACAACAACAAGAAAAATTGTTATGACAGGAGATGTAAAAGGTGATATATGTCCTATTTATTATTGGACACAAGTACAATTACAGTTGGAATGTTGTAATTTAAAAGAATGTGATTTTTGGCAATGTAAAATATTGGAATATAAAAACAGAGATGAATTTATTGCCGATACAGGTACAGAACCATATTTATCAAAGACAACAGGATTTGAAAAAGGATGTATTATACAAGTTTTACCAAAAGACAAGTTTAAAGAAATTAAAGATGGAAATTATTGGGATGTTGTATATTCATATGCAAAATATTTATATCCGTCTAAAATAACAATGAACTGTTCTGAATGTGATATTTGGATTGCGGAAACAATGGCAAATTTTAATGAAATAATGAAAAAAAATAAATTAGATCCAGATGATTATTTCTTTGATTCAGTTAAATATTGGAAATTAGTTGAATCGAGTTGTGCATTGATTAAACGAGATACAAAATGGTTCAATGAAGTCAAACCAGAAATAGAAAAAGTGTGGAAATATGTTTTATATTTCAGAGAAAATAAAGATAAATCAGATTTATTTTTTAATTGGTTATCAAAAATGACAGAAAAATATAAAGTTTATAGTTGGAAAAACAAAGATGCCCATGAAAAAACAAATGAACAAATTATTGAAATGGCTGATTTTATTTCAAATGATCCAGTTAAAAATGGTGTAACTGATAAATATATTATTGATAATTATAACAACAAATTAAAAGAATTGATTTAATAATTATATAATTAATAAATTAATTATATAATTGTAACAACAAATTAAAAGAATTGATTTAATAATTATATAATTAATAAATTAATTATATAATTGTAACAACAAATTAAAAGAATTGATTTAATAATTATATAATTAATAAATTATTAAATTAAATTGTTATTAATGGTTAATCGTCATAAAATGCTGGAGACACATGCAGTTGTGCATGTAACACATGATATGGTGTTATGTCATGCATTGATAATATTTTCATAATTTCATTTTCATATGTATGTCTGTTAAAAACATTGTCTCTGAATGTTTCAAAATAATCTTCATCAATATGAATTAATTTATATTCCAAATGTTTATTTTCTGTTTTATACCAAACATAAACATGACGTTTTGTCACTAAATCAATTAATTCACTTGGTCTACCAATCAATATTTTATTAAACTGACTTGTTTTCGGATTAGACATTGACAGGCTAATTAATAATACATAATATGGATTTTATAATTATTTTATAATTTCAATTTTTTATAATTATAATGCTTTTATTTTTTTGAATATTTCGGAAATATCTTCAAAAAACACTGGTTTGTTTTTAATTATTGTGCCAATTAAATTACAATCTTCATCAAAAATTATGTTTGTGCCTATAAACACAATTCCATATTTTGGATGTATTGTTTTATTTCCTATCAATTCAATTGGAGGATAAATATTTGATTTATCATTTGCATTGCACAATGCAAAATTATTATTATCAGTGTCACATACACCACCATCATCTAATTTCAATGTCAATGACATTGGTTCATGCTTTTTGCTCTTTTTGTTTTTTTTTATATTTGGCATAATAATATATTTATATTAATATTAATTTATTGTCTATAAAACAATTAGTACAATTATCAATTTTTTTATAAAATAATTATATTTTATATTTAATATGATAATAATTTCTTATTAAAATTTATATAAATGAGTAATAATATTATGAATATTGATACAAATGATGTTCATTATACAGATAAAAGATGTGCACCAACAATAAAATTCGACAATGGGTCTTGTATTGGGCTATCAATGTTAGTTGAAATGGCTAAAGCATATAACAAAGATGCTGGAAATTCTGAAATTGTTTTGCGTGATGATTTAAACACATTAAATCCCAATAAATACAAAAAATATTTACTAAGTGAATTTAATAAAAGATTGGGAGACAAATGCACCACGCAAAAATGTTGGACAGAACAAAAATTTATTAATAAAATGCAACAATTTCATAAAGACGAATTAAAGAAATATACATTTAGACCAAAAGGACCAGAAGGCAGATTTGAATGGCTAAACACATTACATATAAATGATATCATGGGGCAATATGAAAAAAAATATCAGGATTTTAAATATTTAGGAACAGTTCCAATTGATTTTGATGATTTTGATGAATTTGGAATAAAAAATTTAAATTATTTAGATTTAGTTAAATCAGGAAAAACAAAATTGGGTGTAGTATACAATTTAGATAGACACAATCAATCAGGTTCACATTGGGTTAGTACATATGCAGATCTTAAAAAAGGTGAACTATATTTCTTTGATTCATATGCTGTTAGACCGCCACCAGAAGTTCGTAAATATATGAGACGGTTAACAAATTTTGTTATTGATGATATGGGTATTGAAGATCCAATCGTTAATTATAATCATAAAAGACATCAATATGAAAATTCAGAATGTGGTGTTTATTCAATTAATTTTATTTTAAGACTTTTACGAGGAGATACGTTTGAACAAATTTGTGGATCACGAAAACACGATCGTAAAATAAATAAATGCAGAAATGTTTATTTTGGTAATGTTGATGTAAAGAAAAAAAAATAAA